GGGCAGGACCGCGGCGGCGATGACTCGGCAGCCGCGACGTTCGAGGCCTGATATAACACGCAGGGTTTTCCGGGCTGATTTGTTCATCTGTAGTTTCCTGTCTCTTGATCGATACTTGAGCGATTGGCCCTGGCTTCGGCAATGGCGCGGATGATGGCCTCCAGGTCGATCCTGGCGACGATCCTGCTGGCCTCGGCCCCCAGCGGCAGCATGTCGCAGCAGGCGTCCGTAAGGCGCATCGACGGCGCCTCGTCGATCCAGCAGCGCAGGGGCTTATCCAACATGGACTGGTACTCGGCCTCGGTGGCCGTCTCGCGGTCCAGCTCGTAGCGGTCTTCCGGCGATAGGAGTCGTCTGTCGGTCATGGGTCTCTCCTGGTTATGGTGTGGTGCCCCCCTTCGCAGCAGGGGGCTGGCTGGCCGCGTTCACCGTCCGGTCCTGGGGGGCGCCTCCCGGTGGCGGCACCTGCTGCGGCGTGAGACGGCTGCTGCGACGTGATAACTGTAGTTGTTAAGCGGAACACTGTCAACAACTATAGTTATCTTTTTTTCTTGACACAAGATAACCGAGGTTGTATATTTTCTTCCATGAACAAGTTAATTTTGCAAGCCATAAAAATTTCTGGGGGTCAGGCAAAGCTAGCAGAAGCATGCCAAGTAACCCAGGCTGCTGTGTCAAAGTGGGCAAACAACGGGACTATTACGTTAGAAAATGCTTTTTCTGTCGAGAAAGCAACTAACGGACAAGTAACAGCAAAAGAGCTGCGACCAGACGTTGCGTGGCCTGAATGATGAATAAGCCGCTTCCATCACTAGATGTACTGAAGAATGTTGTCATTTACAATAATGAAACTGGATTTTTTTCATTAACAACAAATGCCGGGAACAAGGATTCAATAAGAATTTCTACGCGAGGCGTGTCTGTAACAATTTCAAACGAAACGTACTTTGGACACAGAATAGCATGGAAGTTATGTAACGGAGTAGATCCTGGCGGGCTCATTGATCATATAGATGGAAATACGTTAAATAATAGAATCGCAAATCTGCGTGATGTTACTGCGCAGGAAAACTGCAAAAATCGTTCGCGGTCAGTTAACAACACAACTGGATGCACTGGAGTTGTAAAGCGCAAAAACGATTTTGTATCACAAATAAATGTAAACGGTAAGCTGATAACAATCGGAATATATAAAGACATTGAGTCCGCAGTTAAGGCCAGGAAAGAAGCTGAAAACAAATATGGATACCATAAAAATCACGATAGAGACACAAGATATGTCAATTTACAAATGCACGCTGATGTAAAAATAATTGACGCGCTTGGAGGAACATACGCTGTCGCCAAAATATGTAAAGTAACCGCTCAAGCAGTTACTCAATGGAAAAGAAATGGAATACCAAAATCCAGGAAAATGCTGTTAGAAATGGTGTGTCAAAATATTGTTGATAATACCGAAAGCAAAATCGAAACTCTGCCTGATGTCGCGCATATTAAGCCACCAACCCATAAACTTGCTGAGAGGATAGACGGCAAACTCATGACCAAAAACGAACTTATCCAAGAACTCGGCACGCCTGCAGACTTGGCACGGGCGGCCGGAGTCTCGCCACAGGCTGTGTCCCAGTGGGCCGGCGGGTCCATGATCCCGCTCGCGTCGGCTGTCCGTGTTGCCAAGGCGACAGGCCGCGCGTTGCACGAACTCAGGCCGGACCTTTTTACAGATGACGATCATGTCCGTGCCGGCGTCGAGTCTGCGGCTGGGGATGCGGCATGACCACCATAGAAGATCTGGACCGCGCCGTCCTGGCAGCCCGCGGGGTAAAGCCCGCAGAGCAGAGGGAATGGTTCCTGGCCAGCACGGACTGCCGGGTCTGCGACGAGCCACTGGTCGGCGCCCAGCGACTCGTGGGCCTGTGCTGGACGTGCCAGTGCCGGAAAGAGGCCAGGGACAGGAGCGACTACCAGGATGAGGTGTGACGTGACTCCGTGGCTGCAATCACTGTCCGGTGAATTTGGGCAGAACGCAAAAATTAGGATCGAAATCGATAACAGCGAACGCACGGTCACGTTGTCCGTCACGTTGCAGCTATTAGGTAGGCGTGTCGGGACACAACAAATCGCGACATTCGAGGCACTGGAATCACCGAATGATGTATTTGCGCTGATGGTGCAGAACATCAAGACCGAACCGGGGCATTACTGATGGGCACACATCGCCGAAACCGTACCGGAGACGAGTACGGAGTCTTCACGGTAACCGGCCCTGACCCTATCGACCCAAACCTCTGGGGCGGAATCTGGGGCTGCTGCGGCAGATACCAGCCGATGACCATCGAGCGGTGCGGTGCGCTCTCCAGGCAGCTCCCGAAGCGCTGCATCAGGTGTGTGCGCCAGGAGGACTCGGAGGACGAGGCATACTCGGAGGGCCGCCAGGCACGCGAGCGCGAGCGCATGCGCGCAAAACGCGCAGCCGCCAAACTCGCCGAGAATCACCCGGAGGAACGCCACGACCACGCGGGCGTTACCGTACCTGGGTGGGGTTACGTGCCGGCGCTGTTCGGCGACTTCGGCCGCCTGAATGCCAACGGACACGAAACCCAGGGCTGGCGACGCAAGTATGAGTGGGCGCGTGATTAGGCTACCAGTGCCGCCTGACCCCAGGGCCTGCGGCGGGCAGTGGAACGCCTACGTCGAGGCCGGCGCCACCAGGGCCGAACGCGCCAAGCGCCTGGCTGAGTGCCCGGAGCATCTGCGGGCGAGTGTCGAGGATCACGTGCGGACTGTGTTTCAGATTCTGAGGAAAGTGAAATGATCAACGAAGTCGAATGGAACCCAGCGGACAACAAACCCATCAGCGGCAGAATCGTCCTGGCAGCCTACCGCAACAACCAGGGTATGCCGCGTATCGTGCGGGCGCAATGGGTCGCCGAGAACACGGAAGAGGCGGAGTGCGACCATAGCGAAATCGGAGTGTATTGCGAGGCTGACGATACCTATTACTGGCCGGAAGGCTGGTACGAGCGGATTGATAACTGGGACGACTACAGCGCCGTCCTGATAAATCACGAAGTCACGCACTGGCGGCAGATGCCTGAGTTTCCTGTGGATACGCCATGAACCTAGGCGTAGCCGTTGACGCGGCAGTAGACAGCGCCCCATGGCGCGTAGCCTTCGCCCTACAGGATGCCGGCTGGTATCTCCGCCAGGACATCATCTGGCACAAGCCCAACCCCATGCCAGAGTCAGTAACGCCACGCCTAAAGCGCCCCGGCCCACCGGGGACCTATCCAACACCGCGACGCCTGTGGGCCGGGGTCGCTTTTGAGGCGGGATGTTAGGCTATGTCGCTCATGCAATTACAGGCTTTCGCCGATGTCGAGGTCCGCGACCGTCCGGGGTCCCCCGGGCAGACTCATATCGCGCAATGGGCTGTCGTTAAGATAGAGCGACTGATGTGGGAGAACGCCGCGCTGCGTACTGCTCTGTCCGATTGGCTGGATTGCGCTGATAGTCCAGAGGAATTGATGCGCTGCCGACATGCAGCAAAGATTGCACTTGGTCGCGTGGCGGCCTAACGTCATGCCTAAAGCGCCCGCGCCTCAGATGGCGTAGGGTGCGCTTGGTCTTACATGAAACTCACTCTGCGCGACTACCAGCACTCTGCCGTGGCAGATGTGCGTGCCGCCTATGCCGATGGGTGCCGGGCGCCGTTGCTGACGCTGCCAACCGGCGGAGGCAAAACGGTGATCTTCTCGTACATCGCAGAGAGGGCGGGCGCCAAGGGCAACAGGGTCCTGATCCTGGTCCACCGACGCGAGCTGCTGCGCCAGACTTCCAGGACCCTGGACGACTTCGGGGTTGCGCACGGCATGATCGCCGCGGGCATGTCGATGGATCGCCACCAGCAGGTCCAGATCGCCAGCGTCCAAACCCTGGTGCGCCGCCTCGAGCGCCTGCGCTGGGTGCCAGATCTCATCGTTGTGGATGAGGCGCACCACGCCACGGGCAAAACCACCTGGGGGCAGGTGCTCGCGCACTACCCGGAGGCCAAGGTCCTGGGCGTCACGGCCACTCCGCAACGGCTTGACGGCCAGGGTCTCGGGGTCGAGGCTGGCGGGATCTTCGACCGGCTCATCACGGGGCCCACGGTCTCACAGCTCACAGCGGCCGGGCACCTGTCGCCGGCCGTGGTGTTCGCGCCGCGCACGATGGTTGACCTGTCAGGCATCCACACCAGGGCGGGCGACTACGCCACAAACGAGATCGCCGAGGCCATGGATAAACCGACCATCACCGGGGACGCCGTGGCCCACTACCGCCAGCACTGCTCCGGCGAGCCGGCCATCGCGTTCTGCGCCAGCGTGGACCATGCCGAGCATGTCGCCGCCAGTTTCCAGGCCGCCGGGTTCCGCGCCGCCAGCATCGACGGCGGCATGGACTCGGGCCTGCGCGCGCAGCACATCGAGGACCTCGGGGCCGGGAGTCTGCACGTCCTAACCTCCTGCGAGATTGTCAGCGAGGGGACCAACATCCCAATCGTGTCCGCTGCCATCCTGCTGCGCCCAACGCAGTCGCTAGGGTTGTACCTGCAACAGGTCGGCCGTGTCCTGCGGCCAGCGCCCGGGAAACGCCGGGCCGTGATCCTCGATCACGTCGGCAACTGTTATCGTCATGGCCTCCCGGACGACGAGCGCGAATGGTCGCTCGCCGGACGCGAGAAACGCAAAACAGCCGCATCGGACGCCATGCCTGTCAGGCAGTGCAGCGAGTGCTACCACGTACACCGCCCCGCGCCTGTGTGCCCGCGGTGCGGCTATGTGTACCCCGTGCAGTCCAGGGAGGTAGAGGAGGTCGAGGGGGAACTGGAGCAGGTTGACGTGGCCGAGGTCCGCCGCGCCGCCAAGCGCGAGCAGGCGCGCGCGAAGTCCGTCGAGGATCTGGTCGAACTTGGGCGCGCCCGTGGGTACAAGAACCCGCACGCCTGGGCTCGGTTCGTTTGGCAGGCTAGGATGGGGAGGACCCAAAGCCCTGCGCGCACAACCCCGGCAGCCCGGGCCCGCGGAGTCCTCCCCGCGGGTGATCGGGCCTAGCTTTAGCCGTCCTGGACGATGACTGACAAACGAAAGGTCCGCCAGGTCGGCCCGGCTTGGGCTGTGATGGTGCATGTCAGGGCATCGTCCGCGGCCACATCGAGATCCGGCTCGATGGTGGCGCTATAGCGCCCAGCAATCGTCGCATCCTCTGTGAGGGTCACGGGCCACACCTGGCCGACAACCTCCGCCCCGGTCGCGTCCNGCAGNGTCGCCAGCACNGTGGCACCAGAGACCGCCTCGCCGGTCGTGCCATCGGCCAGCAACGGCAGNGTGAGGATGTTGGTCGATGCGGCCAGCAGGGCATAGGTGCGGGCCATGGCCTACTAGCCCCCGTTGACGGGCCCTGAGGCGTCGAAGCCGCNGGCACCGATGCGCTGGCGGACCTGCGCCTCACCATGCCGCGCCATGACGGCGGCTAAGTCGCGGTCGATGGCCTCCTGCTCCAGGGCCAGGTTGATNTCGACGGCGAGCGCGCGCAGCTCCGTTTGCTGGGCGCGGATCTCTTCCGTAAGCCGGTGTTGACGGTCTTGCAGATCGGACAGTGTAGTCATGGTGTGCAGCTCCTGGCGGATTGATGGATGGATGGTGCCCCGACCACGGCTTGCGAGCGGACCCCGCCGGGCAGGTAGCGGCGCAGACCGCGATCCCAGGCGGCGATCTTGGCGGCCTCGGCTTGAATGACTGGGTGGCTGGTGAGCCCGAGGGGGATGCCGGCACGCAGCAGCACGGCTTGATCCGCGGCGATCTGGCTGGCCTTGTCCCACTCCTCGGCACGCTTGGCCTGTGCCCGCAGGGCCTCGGCCAGCTCCAGGGCGGCTTGCCATGGGAGATCGCCGATCCAGAGGCCGTCGAGGACCAGCGTGACGCGCGTGCCTGATTGGCAGACGGTGGTGGTATGCGTGGTCATCAGAGCTTGAAGATTTTGTTGACGCCGCTGTCCCAAACGATGGTGATGTCGCCTCCGTTAGGGGTGACAGGCAAGCTGCTGTCGGACGTGGTGTCGATGTAGGCCACCAGGGCCGATGTGGACTCGACCCCGGTATGCTGGTAGATCACCAGGGCCTCGCACGGGTCGCCGGTGACCGCGGTCAGGGTCACATCGGCGGCATCGGCCACACCGAGGGTCTTGGTCTTCGAGGCCAGGGCCCCGGAGACTTTCACCCGTGCGGCGGCGGCCACGTCGTCCAGGAAGTCGTGGACGTCGACGCTGACGGTATAGTCCGCGGTATCGGTGAGGATGACGCGGAAGTCCATGGCATCCCAATCGAGATCGCCACCGAGGAACCGCTCGCGTCCGAGGCCGTACAGTGCATTTGCCATATCAATCTCCTGAGCAACAACAAAGGGTTGGACGTGCAATCAGGGCCGGGGCGAGCGCCGGGACCCCGTCGAGCGCTACGAACAGATCTGGGCGGCCGATCAGGGCCGCCACCAGGCTGGGATCGGCCTCCAGGCATGCCACGATCTCGCCTGGCCACAGCAGCGGTGTACCGATACGCAAGGAAGTGAATCCAAGCGGACGAACGACCAGCGCACTGGGGACGACAATCGGTGTACCGATACGCAAGGAAGTGAATCCAAGCGGACGAACGACCAGCGCACTGGAGACGACCAGCGGCACGCCAATATTGCCACGGATGATCCCGACCGGGGCGATGGAGACCGCTCCGCGCGTCAGCGATGGCAGCCCCAGGGCCTGCGCCGAGACGACGCCGACCGGCGCCACAGACCGGGCGCCGCGCGCCAGTGCCGGCAGACCCAGGGCCACCGCCGACACGATCCCGACCGTGGCGACAGCCCGGTTGGAGACGACCAGCGGCACGCCAATATTGCCACGGATGATCCCGACCGGCGCCACAGACTGGGCCGCCCCTTGGACCAGAAGAACAGGCAGCCCCAGGGCATGCGCCGAGGCAACCCCGACCGGCGCCACAGACCGAGCGCCGCGCGCCAGTGCCGGCAGACCCAGGGCCGCAGCCGACACGATCCCGACCGGACGGACCAGCAGCGCACCGGACAGACTCGGCAGCCCAACTGCGGCTGCGGAGGAGATCCCGACCGGCGCCACAGACCTGGCGCCGCGCGCCAGTGCCGGCAGACCCAGCGCCTGCGCCGAGGCAACCCCGACAGGAGCCACAGACCGAGCGCCGCGCGCCAAGGTTGGCAGCCCCATGGCCACCGCCGACACGACGCCTACAGGCGCCACAGACCGGGCGCCGCGCGCCACAGCCGGCAGGCCAATGGCCGCCGCGGAGGAGATCCCAACCGGTGCCAGGGCCAGGGCGCCCGCAGTCGAGAGTGATGGTAGGCCCAACGCCGCAGCCGACACGACCCCGACCGGCGCCAGGGCCCTGGCGCCGCGCACGACGCTTGGGGAGCCCAACGCCGCAGCCGAGGCGACCCCGACCGGGGCTACGGAAATCCCCGTCTCCGCTATTTCGGCGGTCCACTCGACAGCCGAAATCTCCCACGACCAGCGCGAGGGCGGCGGTGACCCGGCATAGCCGCCGGTGATATACAAGTTGACCCCTGATCCGTTCAGGGTGAGAAGGTCCGATGCGTTGAATTCCAGGGTGTAGAGCGCCCAGAATGTTCCCGCCAGCCCCTTGGATGCGGTTGCAATCGTCGTTGTGCCGTCTTTGACGTTGACGGTTACCGACTGCGTTCCGGACGGGTCGCCAACCTGGCGAATCCGGAACTTCATGGTTTGGGTCGATGTTGGGTTAGCCGTCGGTGTCGGGAATGTTACCGCCAGCGTCGAGACGGCGGTCCCGCTGATGGCCGACAGATAGGTGGCGTCGCTCGCGGATGTGTCCGCATCGTCCTGTATCGCAGACACCGTCCCAGA